TGGTACCACGTAGCTGCTTGGAGCCACCGCCACTGGTGCTTGGCTCGTCTGTGGGATCGATTGGACGGTAGCGTCCTGCATAACTCATCTCCTTTTGTAGAGCTTCTAATGTTCGATACAGATATGGAGTTAAATCCAATCTTGGATCCGCAGCCATCGGAAGATCCGGTGCTTGCGGGTGGGGAGTCTGCATCATTCCCCCCACTAAGCGAGCGAATTGAGAGTATGCACCCTGTAATTCGTTCACCATCCTGAAAGGGAACCCAGATAACATCTCGGCCCTTTCCTCATCCGTCTTAGACGGGAAGAGGTATTTCAGTGCTTCAATGCTATCAACACCTAACTCCTGGAGGTTCCGTACCACGATGGAGTTGTTGAGGATGTCTTGGGTGGAGTCCTCATAAACAGGACCCATCCAACGCCACAAAATAGTTAAATCACCGTCCGGAATAAGACCAATAACCTTGGGTGGAATTTGTTGGGTCTCCACACAAGCCATCATAAGTTGTTTGAGTTGGTCATTGTATTGCTTCATTGCTTCTTCATATGCCATCTCTTCTTCTGGGGAAGCGCCGTCAGGTAGATCCACGGGCTTTTCTAATCCTGCTGCCATCGCAAGCGTCGTCTTAAAAAGTTGTTCTTCCTGGTAAACAATCAACTCAAGACAACGACAGATGCCATGGGTGTAAATAGCATTTGCTTTTTTCTTGGATGTAGCAGCTACGCGACCAAACAGTGATTTGTACTCAGTTGCAGTAACGCCTGCAGAGATAGACAGTTCATCAACACCACCAAGTGCTGTACGGATCTCTTCTCGATACTGACGCGCAAATGCGTTTTGGTCACCTGTAATTGCATCGGGGACAATGTAACCAACACGGTCGTTTGGTTCCAGGTTTGCGATGACTCTTGGTACACGGATCTGACCATCAGCACCACGGCTGACAGGATCTGCTTTGAACGTAGAGCGACTCAAGGCAGCAGGACTCGTGAAGCCAGAGTTTGCTGCAATCGAAGGTCGCTGAACACTCATGTCCCCACCTGCTTCCATCAGGTCTGTCTTGGGACGTGACGAAAGTAGTGTTGGGTTACCAAAGAAAGTAATGTTCTTGCGCATGGTGCGCATCAATTCATCATGCGTACAGATGTGATTAGCAACTGCATCAAACTCACCAGAGCCTTCATTTGAAAAGCCTTGGGTGTTGTTAATGATTTCAACGCAAGGAATAAAGCCAAGACTATTTTTAAGCGTTTTGGTATTACCTGTTAACGCATAGGTTGGCATGTCAAAATTCAGCTCCGAATCGGAGTGCGTCTCTTCAATTTCTTTTGGTTTAATTGACAATCGGATATAACGCTTAGCGCCGGGATTGTATGTGCTTTGCGATCCAGTGATATTGACTGTGTTGATTTGATCGCCAAAGCCGTTGCCACGGCGAACTTTGTAGCTGTAGATGATTACAACTTCGTCAAGCTCACCGTCAACGTTGTAGTACGCACGATATTCGTGTTCGCGGAAGTAATAAAGTCTATAGCTTTGCTTGGTAGGACGGATGTAAAAAAGTCCTTTACCATCACACAAAAAGTATTCCCAGATGGAATCCAAACGGGTATCCATCTTGTTGTACTTAAGGACCCTGTCGATAAAGTCTTTGCGCTGAGCACCAAAGTTATCTTGTCCTGGAAAGAACTCAACTCCTTGGCGAATACCAAAGAGTTTCATCTGTGCAATATGGGACGCAACAATACCCGTATCTACAACAATGTCACTGTTTTTATCCAGGTAAGCATTGATGATTTCGTGGAGTCGGGCTTTAGCGTCAGCCATTATTCACCTTGTCTTTTATCTAAATACTAGCAGTTTTGTTGGCTAATGTTGCTCTCTGATCCGTTTATTCTACTCTTCTATAACCTCGTAGCCAGCCGCATCATTGACCTTGGAAATGATGATGCCAGTACCACGGACATCCCAATTAAGTACGTCGCCTTCTTGCCAGCAAAGCTCTTCTATTACCTCATCGGGAAGAACAATGTACTGATCTCCGTTCTCGTCCTCCTGGACCTCGAGGATGTAACTCATTTGGATTCAAGTAATTTCTCAACTAGCTTATCAAGTTTTGCATTAATTTGATTGAAGTTGTCATGCATTTGTTGGATCTCTCTTAGGAAGTCAACCTTGAGAACGTACTCTAAAGGCATACGTTTTAAATCGTCTTCCAAGACGTCAATCCTTCGCTTTTGCGAACCGATGTAATTAAAAGCTTGTTGGATCTGGTCGTTTTGCCTGCCAAGGATCTTACCTGCGACCCAACTGCCACCAGTAATAGCGGACACAACGGCCGTCAAACCGATAGCAATGTATTCAGGCCCCACGACCAAATTCGCTTTTTTCTAATTCTAAGGTTTAGTAATCAAGTTGGAGTTTACCTTTTTTCATGAGGCCATTAATCATCCAAACGAGAGCGTCGACACAGTCGTCATGACTGCTAACACCAAAGTTTGTCAGCTCTTCAAACATCGCGGTGAAGTTGCGATAGCGATTGAAGATGATCTTACGGTCCTCAAAAAGTCCCATACAACCACGGAAGCGTGCCAGCTTATCAGCACGGAATCCTTTAACGGGATGCCAATTCAAGTTGTAAAGACTTTCGTTGTTTAGACACACACGCTTAAAGTCGGCTTCAAGAGAAGCCTGGTACTGCACTGCTTCTGAGTAAATGTCACACGTGGAGTAGGTCGGAAAGTAATTACCGCTTTCATCGCAGCCAAGTATCGACCAATCATTAAGCAATTCTTTAAGAGCATCTAGTTTTTCTAGGTTGCCCATCACACGCAAGCGGCGGTAATCAATGACGTGAATCTGATCCCCAATGCGTCCACCAAGTACCATAACGGTGTAATCATTCTTTTCTTTCGTACCAGCTGATAAGTCAACCCCTACGGCAAGCGTGTCGAACTCTGTTGCAATCTCCGCTTTAACAATCAGCTCTGGAGCCAACGACAATTCATTTTGCCTGATGACTTGATTCATGTACTGGAACGAAAAAGCAATAGGCGCTTGTCGTTTCTTTTCCTTCAAGTAATCCAATGACCACATCTCTGGCCAATACGATTGTTCATCCCCAGATTTAGGATCTTGCAAGATTGCGGACAACACAATTTGCAGCCAGTTGTTTTGCGTATTAAATGTTGTGGAATGAATATCATCATGTCTGAAGCGGGTACCAAGGCAGATAGCCCGTGCCCCTTCAAACATGGTGGGTGCAATCACCGCATTCCAGTTGTCCTGCATCTGTTTACGGATGTCAGGGTTAGAGATATCAGCCGCAGATTTAATGGCGTCATCAATAATCACAAGGTGTGAACGCTTGGAGGTCACCGAACCTTTAAGGCCTGCTGCGCAGAGTGTGAATTGTTCTTCACCCGTGGTGTCAATGCCCGCAAACTTATGGTCAATCGACCAGTACTCATTACTGGTGACGTTCTTAAGAAGACGGACTGTTGGGAATACTTCTTGGTATCGTTTGCTTTCGATGATGCGTTTAATGGTTGCCGACTTAGAACGTGCAATATCAACCGTGTAAGACAAGTAAAGGATCTGTAGCGGCTTCTTGGCTTGCGTGTGGATACCAATGGCCCATGCAGTAAACAAACCAAGGACCGTGCTTTTAGCGGAGCCCCTGGGTGCCAGTAGATCAACGTTAGGTCCAGCAATCTTCAAAAGACAAGTGCTGTCCTGATCGGTTACAAAGTGACGATGCCACTCCTTGTGGTGTTGAGCAGGAGGTTTATCAGCTACGTACTCACAAAAGAAACCAAAATCTTCCCTTGCTTTCTGAAGAGATTCAAGGTTTCGTGGAATACGAATTTGTTGCTTGCGTGCAGCAGCTTGTGCGTTACGACGGTAGGCAAGATGCTGATATGCAGGCACGGTAGATATCGTTCAGTGTATTACTGAATACTACCCTATTTGTTATCGTCTTTGTTTCTTTTGTTTGCTTGGTATTTACGGGCTTTATCTAGGGCTGCTTTTCTTTTCTCTTTATCCGACATCTCACTTCCGTCTTCGTTCTTGGCTTCTTTTTTCTTGAAGTGCTCCAAGAGTTCAGGCGGCATTTTATTTTTGCTCATTCTGTTTCTTCTGCATTAATGCATTCATGACATCTTGGCCCTGTGCAACATTCTGCGCAAGGGGAGTTGGACGACGGATACCAGCTCCTGACTCTCGATTTTTTTGGAGTTGACGAGCAACTTCAAATAAACGTCCGGCAATATCTTCGCCGAAAACAGGAGGTTGTGCAGGTGGTTTTTGCATAGGTCTAGTCTAATTTATTTATTCTTCCATTTGCATGTGAGACCATACACTCATCGATGCTTCTTCCAGTGGGACTTCAATCGGGTCATCTTTGAAGATGGTCAGTAACTCACGTATGGCGCGGTCAGCACCAGCCATTAGCAAGCCCTTGCGATCTTTGTTGCCCGTGAACAGATCAATCTGGGCGATGGTGCCACGGAGTTCTTTTTGCATGCTAGCGATCCTTGCAACGCCAGAATCACGTTTGACAACACCGTTATCAATGTCTTCTCGAAGCTTGCGGATGTCCTCCTGCATAGCTTCAATTTCATTGATCAAAACCTTGCGGTGATCAGGCTTTGGATAGTTGTGTTGGAGCCAGAGATCACAGCCAGTGATGCATCCGTTATAACGCAAGAAACGAGCATATAGATAGCATTCGATTACGGAGAAGTTTTCCGAACAGAATGCCCTATATGCTTGCTCCGTTGGTGCGTCTAGATTATCGACCCACTGGTCGAAGATCTCAATATCGATATGCTCTTTGGGACTGAGCGTAGTCCCTTGCCTCGTCGCTTTGACCAAACTCCTGAGCTTGGGCTGCAGACTTTCTTTGCTCTTCACCTGATGTTCCAATAGAGGCTCGTTCTTGTGCACCAGCTTCCTTCATCTTCTCTTTGGAAGAACCAACGGAAACGTCTTGGAAGATTTTAACGGCAGACGCAGCTTTACGCGCTTTGTCCTCATCAAACAACAGATCATAAGAATTTAAATCTTTATCATCGTCGTAATAAAAATCTTCGTCGTTCATGACCGTTCCGTTTCCTTGATATCTTCTTTGATATCAGTTTCTTCTTTATTCAGTTTATCTGAAGGTTGCTCTTTGTTAAGGCGGCTTTTGGCGTATTTGTACGCAACATCTGCCGCCTGGCGATAACGACCCAGTTCTGCGGAAGTATCAGCAGAAGAGTCTTGCATCTTAGAAGTTACCCATCATGCTGGCAAGGCCACCAGCGAACACATCACGTTGACGTGCACGGTTGCCTTGGGCCGCTTGACGCATCTTGGAACCTTCAAGACGGCCGATGAGGGATTCAAAATCTTGCAGTTCAGCAGCCGACATACCGCCGCCGTACTGGCGAGAAACATTTGCGTTTATAAGATCCTGTGCTTCGGCGTCAGACATGCCTTCAGCCATGAGCTGAGCTTTGGTCCGAGTATTACGGACAGGGACGCGGGTAGAAGAATAAGACATCTGTTCGAGAGATAACTCTACAAGTATTTTAGTATATTCAATCTAGAAATTGAACATACTAGTGATATTCCTAACCATTTCAGTACCACGCTCAATGTTGGCAATGTTTTTATATCCAGCGTTTACAATTGCTTGAAGATCAAGCTTACCTTTTGATTCCGCTTGGACCAAGGGAATACGATTATCTACTTCGTATTTTGTACGTTCAGTAGCGCCAGCCTCTCGGATGCTTGCTATTTGGCGTTGGATTTCTAAATTGGCACCTTCCCTTGCAAGATCAAAATTAGCAAAGGGAACAATCTCTTCCCCTGGAAGAAAAGCATCACCTTCCCCTATCCCAGGTAACACACCTAGTTCTTCTAGAATTCCTTGAGTTCGTTGTTTCTCCTCTTCTTTAGCTGCATCCGCAAATTTCTGTGCCTCTGCACGAAATACAGATGTTGCACCTGGTTTAATCTTTACATCAGCAGCTTTTGCTTTTTGTTGAATAGCGGCAACAGAAATATTAGGTTTGGCGGCCTGAATCGCTGCAATATCTGCAGCGTTAAATGCTTTGCCAACATTGACGCCAGCTACTTTAACTCCACCACCGGAAGACTGGCCGCCACCACCGGAAGGTTTATTGCCGCCACCGCCTCCACCTGAGGGCTGTCCGCCGCCGCCACCACCTCCTGAAGGTTTATTGCCACCGCCACCACCACCTCCTCCTGAAGGTTTATTGCCACCGCCACCACCACCTCCTCCTCCTGAAGGTTTATTGCCGCCGCCGCCACCTTTGTTTTTAGACATGACTATTACGTTTTTTATTTAGTGTACAATCAACCAATCATTGATTGGACCATACTTTTAACTTGTCCTGGGTTATAGCGCACCATGCCACGCATTAAATTTCCTTGTGCATCACGCGGCATTGTTCCGTACTGAGACTCCCATGCAATATCAGACTCTGTTTTAATCTTGGCCTGTCCTTCGGGAGTAGATGCTATACGTTTAGAAAGAAAAGATTCAAACTCATTCGGGTCTCTAATACCCATTGTTTTAGCCAGTTCAGAAGTCTGCTGCCACTCGGTATCAGACATAGAACGACCAAGAAGATCTTGGAAAGCACTAGCACCAGTGAGTTTAAACCGATCGTAATCAATCGGCTTAGACATCAACTTGCCCATTAGCAAGTCTGGCCTAAAATTGGTATAGCCTCTTTGTCCCGCTAAGTAACTAATTGCATCACTGGGGCTGGTCTCAAAAAGAGCCTGCGCAGTTTTCTTGATGCCTTTACGCTCTTTACCAGAAAGACGTGCAAGTTGTGCAGGGTAGTCTTCAAACATCGAAACAGATGTATGATGAGCTTCTCCTGGCTTAATACCAAAAGCCATATCTGATAGAAATTACCTTAAGCCTATTGTAAGATAAAAGGTTTAGGTAAGTCTATCAATCTGACCAAACACATATGGATTGAAGTATTTACCGGCTAAAGCATAGTTTTGCCCAAATTCTTTATCTTTAACCTGCTGGAAGACGGGGCTATTCATAAAACCATAGCCTTCTCGCAAAGCAGCCATCTGTTTTCCTTGCTCGCGATCTTGCATCCATGATTGAATACCAGTTGTACGGATAAGATTTTTATTCGCTTCTTCAATAGCTTTATCTGCTGCTTTCTGCTCCATGGCGCCTCCAATAGCTTGGAAGCCACCTTGTAAAGCAGTTGCCCCCAGCATCCAGGGACCCAAGGCAGCCATACCCGCACCAGCTCCTGCAGCAGCACCTCCACCGCCACCTAAAAAGCCAGCTGCACCTAATGCTCCTAAAGGACCTGCCATTGCACTTTATTATCTAAGTTTATTTTAACGGACGAAGCCGTAGTAATTAGCTGAGCCATAAGAAGGAATTGGTCTTGTAGCATTTGCTGCTGCAATTTGTTCAGGTAAATATGCATTACGAGCACGCATGGCACCACCAATAGCGGCTGGTACATCTTTAAGGAATGAGCCAATGATTTGGTTCTTGATACCCATTTCGTTTGCTCTTTCAGAAGCCTGTTGTTGGTAAGTTAAAAACTCACGCATCATTTCTTTGTTTTGTTTTGCTGTTTCAGTAGCATTAAAGCGTTGCAATTGCCCAAAACGCAGAAATGCTTCACTATCTTTTGAAATCCCTGAGGGTAAAGGAGTTGAAAAAATTGCGGCCAGGGGGTCGGCTAAACTGCCAGCGATTGGCATAGCAGCTCCTTGCTCACTACCAAAACGCATTTGATCCCATACAGGACCACTGCTAAAAGGTTGTCCTTGTGCGAAAGAAGTCATTGGTAATCACCCAAAACGAATCTGAGGCGCCTGCATAATTGCGCCGGCGTACGGATTAGTTTGCAGTGCAGTATTGGTAAGCTGCGCAACATTCTGTTGTGCACCAAGAGCCAGGGAACCGGCCGTTGCCAACACGCCTTGCTGCATGTAACCTTGGTTCTGGGTATTCATCAATGCTTGTTGACGAACCAGGTCAGCGTTCTTGAGTTTGTTGATTAAAGGAATATTACGTTGAAGGTTTAGATATTCTTGATCGGAATATGCTTTGCTCAAATCCGTAAGGCTACTGGTATACACACCCATGTTGTCACGGTATTGTGTAGTGCCAAGTTCAGCAAGTTGTTTATTGATCGCCATCTGGGTGCTGAACTCACCCTCTTTACCTTTGGTAGGCTTGCCTGTTGCTGATTGATACGCCGAAGAAGCGGCTGATGAAGTGATGCCAGGGAGAATGGCACCTAACCCCATAAGGCCCAGGCCAATAGCGCTACCAACAACACCGCCTTTACCAATCATTGCCTGTCCCGTACGGCCCAGCATGCCAGCACCGACTGCGGATAGACCGGCAGGAGCAAGTGCACCTAAAGCGCCAAGGGGACGGCCTGCTTCAATTTCTTGGAGCGTTTCACCAACTGCTGGCATTACACCAACAGCCAGAGCTCCGGCCGGTAAAGCGTATTTACCGTAGCGTCCAAGGAACTGCTGTGCGGCATCTGCACCTTGTCTTAAACCTGCTTTGCCTTGCTCAAGCATTTGTGCGCCGCGCTGACGGTAGCCTGGATCAGGAGCTGATCCCATTACTTCACGCACGTCCCCAGTGGCTGGATCGCCTTCGTAGGTCTTGCCAGTCGTCGGATCGGTAAAAATACGTGCCATTTATTTAATTACCTTTATAAAACAAATTCTATCACTGCATTATTTCATACTGACCAACGGTCGGTAATTTTTGTTCTGTTGCTTTTGCGGCAAGTGCAGTATTAGCTAAGTTACCAGCAATAATACCGGCACCCGTACCTAACGCGGCACCACCTAAACCACGCCTGAAGGAACCTCCCAACTTGGGAGCAGTACGTATTGCAGTTGCAGCACCGGCAATACCACCAACAGCCGCAGTAACAGATGGAATAGTGATTGGATACCCAAGCATCCGAGCCTCTGGTACACCCTCAAGATTTTCAGGTGTTGCTTTAATGAGGCCAAGAAATCCTTTGTCTTGGTAATAGTTACGTAGATAGTTACCGTAACGTTCAGGTGTTAAGGAAGGGATATCTTTTTGTGCTTCTTCATAAGCAAGGGGACGTCCAGTACGGCCAAGGAAGAACCGTTCAAACAGCTCAGGAACAGGTTGCGTTGTCTCCCTGCGATCCTCTGATCCTTCTGCTGCATAAGCTTGGGCAAACCCCTTTGGCCTGAACATCTCACCAGGATTCAAGATGTTGTATGCACCAGCAACGGCTGTAACTGGGACCGCAATACTAGCGGTGATAAGGCCTGTCTTTGTAGGCCCCAGGGCTTCGTATGCTTTCTCTCCAAGGGCAGTCTTAGCGCCTGCCTCAAGAATGGCTAGTGGGTGGTTGTAACGCCAATAGATGCCACGTGTGCCGTCATTAGTGAGGTCCGTCATCAGACGGGTGGCAAAAGCAGCGGTTGCCTCAACGGGTGTCTCCTTAAAAGAAACACCTAATTTTTCCAGGTTCTGATGGTATTGCTGTCGCGTTAAGTTTTTTAATCCTGGAGCTTCTTTAAGGATCGTTGGATTACGTTCCCCCTGGAGATATGCAAGACGACTAGCTTCAGCACTTTTACTTGCACCTGTAGCTAACTTTTGCTTTACCTCACCTACTTGATTGAGAAGCTGTTGAAATCCCATCACGCTGCACCTCCTAGCGTTTGCCGAATCAACGCTTGATCTTCAGGACTTAAGTATTGTTGCCAACTGCCACGTTGATTTAACAACTGTTGAAAATCCTGTGGGTCTGGTAAACCAGCCATTTGGAAGTTGGTGGCAGGAGACAGGAGTTGCGGTGCTTGCAAATTATTGACTAACGCACGCTGTTCAACTTGTTGTGCAATTTGCTGTGGTTGTCCCGTCCCATAGATAAGTGGAGAAGTTACATAACCAGCGCCAATAGAAGCAGCAATGTTAAGTGGTGTCTCAAAGCGGTGAGTGCCTTGTACAACTGTTTCTTCTCCTGTATCTAAATTTTTTGTTCTAATGGGTTTATATGCATTAGGCCGAAGCGCACGCAAACCACCTAAAGCAAGGACGTCTGCTCCAACGTCTACAGCACCAGAGGCAAGTGCT